ATTTCCAAATTGAGACTCAATAAGATTTCCCTGTAATACTTGTACAGCTTGATTAGATACTGAAGATGATGATTGTGCTACTGGCGCGGCAGTTGATGAAGTGTTTGCTAAAACTGGTTGCCCTAAAAGACTTGCTATTACTGGGAGAACACTGTAGTAGTGTCTGTGACGCTTTCGCTTGTTATCTGCCTTGTAAGATCTGTTATTCGACTTACTGAGGGTTGTTTGTAGACTTCTGTAAATTGAAACGCTGCACCATTTTGATTTAATGAAAAGTTCGCTTTGTTGTTTAAATCTACTTGCTTCCATGTATAAGTTTCACCATTTAAAGTTGTTTGTAAGTCGGTGTAACTAGGACTAATATTACCGTCAGCAGTGACACCCGACCCAGAAACGCTATATGTAGATCCAGAAAACTCAATGGTGCGGATTGATTCTGAAATATTTGTAGTTGTTCGAGTGGTTGAACTAGATGTACCCTGTGTAAAATTTGGAACCACAGGAATAGCATATAAAGGATTAGATATAAATAAAACACAAACACTAAACCATTTCATTAATCTAGTATTGAAAGTTCGGTCACGAATTGCCCTATGCAAGTTGTACCAGCACCGCCAGCAGTGCAAGTATTTGTATTATTAGATAACACAGTACCAGCCAATGATCCAGCAACACCGCCAGAATAACTGGTTGTTTTTGACAAAACAGGAAGGTCAGCAATTACTCCAGAAGTTACGTCAACACCAGATCCAACGGAATAAACAACATCACCAGTTTTCCAGCTTTCTGTAAAAGTAAAAGCTGACCCTGCTGTATTAATGTCGTATGTACCAAGATCGAGGGTTGCTGCGGCTGTAGCACTTGCTGGTGCTACTAATTTTCCAAAATGATCATCAGCAGATGCTACTTTTATATTTGAACCAGACACACTATAAGTGCTTGCCCCTCTTTCTCCAATTGTATATGCACCATCTGTTGTAAGTTGTACAGAACTTGTCATTTTATGAATAAGGTCTGCGTGGGCTGCTGGCATTAGTAATGCTGCAAGAAGTAAAAGTTTCTTCATTTTTTTTCTTGTTTAGGATCTATTATTAACTTTATAGGTGTATCTATTCTAACAAGTTGTGTAGTACCTAACACTTCTTGTAATTCGCTTTTAACGCTTTTTTGTCCATTCTTTTGACCCTCTTTACCTTTTTGAGTTATAGAGGCTCCAAAAGAACTTGCTAGACCTACAAAAACTGAGGCTATAAATGTCGGATCAATTTTCTGCTGTGGTATTCCTAATTTAGATAAATCTAAATATGAAAGGCTTAACATCGCCGTTGCCCAAAGCAATAGCGTTAATCTTACAGCTAAAGAAACAAATTCAAATTGTTCCTCACGATCAGGAACAGCATCGGTCATTTTTTTAAAAAAACTTTTTTTTTCTTCTGCCATAACTTCTTTTATTAGTCATACTAACTATAATTGCAGATTTTAACAATGAGTAGTGAAGTACAAGCAGCGTTAATAGGAGCGGCAGCAACAGCTTTTGTTATGGTGTTGTCTAATATGAGCAATCGAAGAGAGAAAACTATTATTGATATTTACACTAGATTGAACAAGCTATCACAGGCAGTCAGTAGGATAGAAGGCAAGATTCAATAACTAGTGCTATGTTTGGAAAAACACACAAATCATGGTCAAAATTTTAAAGCCCATATTATTACGTTTTCTCACAACAACAACTTGTAAAAGATTAATCGTGGATCTTCTTAGAGCAATTTGCAAACAAACTACAAATAAACTAGATGATAAAGCGGTAGATATGTTAGAAAAACAATTATTTTCAAGCAAATGAGTATAAAAAATTTTTTAAATATCCCTATAGATGAAACCCCGCCGGAACTTGCTCTTTCCGTAGAGCTACGATGTAGGGACATTATGGCAAGCGACGATACGGATAATATTAAAAGATATGCAACACATTTAGTACGACATCAAGCCAAGCAAGATGTATTCTTAGCGAGCATTTTAAGCTATTTAGTAGAAACAGAAGCAACTCAAGCAATTGCCGAAATAGAAAAAAACAAGGAAAAAACTAAGAACTGGCGTAAATTTTTTCGTAAGTAACAATTTCTTTATCACTAAAGTCTTTTATTAATAACTTAGGAATTTTATCTATTTCGTAGTTGTATTTGAGTATGGCAGTTCTTATATGTTCTACAATCCATAAACCATCTTTTGCAACTAAATTAGCTTTTTTCCGTTCATCTATAAAAACATAATGGTCATAACCTTTTAAATGTACATCTAATAAATTTTTTTCTAATTGTTTTTGCCTTAACTCTTTTAATTTTTGCAGCTTAAAAGTTGAATGGGGCTTTTTATTCATTTATCTCACAAAGTTGATATTTTTTTATTATCGCTTCTATTACATCTTCCGGCAATACCTCTTTTAATAAAGGGTCATTCCAACCTTTTTTTGGAAGTTGAAAAATAGTACCTTCCATATCTTCGTTTTTACGTTGCCAATTAACCTCCCAAACAATACCGCCTCCGAGCATGATTTCTACATTTGGAGTCGCAAATACTTTCATTTTTTCGTTCCGCAACTATCACAGGGTTCAAACTCTAAAGGTCTTTGATCTACCATCGCCGAAAGTAACAGCAACATAACTTTTATAGGACTTTGTTCATTACTATAAGGCAAACTTCCTCCGCTCGGTAATATTAATCCTCTTTCGGCAACTATTACATGGTATCGCCCCTCGTTATTTTTCCGGCCTCCTATTATTTGGGAGAAGGTAACGCCTCTCCCATGTTTTTTATGCTCTACTTCTATGGGTTTATAATCTAACAAATCAAGATCAAAACATTCTAGTCCTAATACTAGATGTTCCATAAAAGTTCTAACGTTAGGAGAAAGGTGAGGAAAATTCAAAATGGAGCCTCCTCTTCATCTTCTTGTTTTGCTTCTATTTTTCTAGGGTTAATAGTACCGAATGCTCCGAACTCATCTTCATCGAAAGAACCTATTTTACCGTTGCCGTATAAATAAATCCCGTCTACTTCCTTAGAAGTACCATCTCGCATATCGTAAACTTTTCCTTTTGCATGGTTTTCGGGGTTATCCGCTAAGTTCATGCAATGATTAGATACATCTAAAACGGACTCTAAAGGAATAAATAATCTAATTCTTTTAGGATACTTTTCTTTACTGTCGGGATATTTATTATCCTGTACGGAAAAGTTGACCGGCACGTTAAAAGCTGGTTCGAAAGGTGTGTTAAAAGCCATAATTAAAAACTGTTGATTGGTGTAACTGAGTTTGCTTCTTCCCAAGCCAAAACTTGGGGAAGGGCATAGCGAACGTAAGGAGTATTTGCTTTCCTTTCCATAGCTAGACGGGGAACTTCGTACCACTTGGGTCCGGTTGGTTCGCCCCTCCTAGTAGTAGTTCTCCATCTTTTAACCGTTGCGATACAAATACCGTAGCGGTGGGCAAGATCTCTTGTAGATAAATAAGGTTGGTCATCCATCATTTAAGGTTCATTTGTTTTGTGATAAGTAAACGCTCTAGTTCGACTTTTTGGTATTGGGTGAGCTTCCCGTTTTTAAATCTATCCGCTATATCTTTTTTGTAGCCTTCGAGCGTATCTACGGTTCTAGCTTTTTTAATAGCGGTAACGGCTAACTCGTAAGTCGCCTCAGTATCGGGAGGTGTAGGTTCGGCTGTAACTTGCTCACGCAAAGTTTCTATAACCTCGCCTTTATTAATAACTGGCTGCGGCTTGTTGTTTTTCCAAGATTTATCTTTGCCGTTATAAAGAGAAAGTCCGAACTGGTTTCCAAACTGCATAAATGCTCTTTTACGAGCGTCGGTTTCGGCTTCTTTTATAGCCGCTTCGTGGTTATTTCCTAAACCTTGCCTAGTGTTACCATGCCCCGCTCCGGTTCCTTCTCTTATTATATCCCCAACGGTTACTCTAACTTTGGCGATATATGTAACGGCTTCGGGTTCGTTGTTAACGCAAATAGTTTCTAAAGTTTCGCAACTCCATCCGCCAAAACCAAATATGCGATTAGCTTCGTCTAT